AGGCCGAAGGTTGGCGACATCCTCGCAGCCGAGGAGGGGAGCAAAGGCGGCGGCGACAAAGAGACGGAAATACTGACCTTTGCCAACCTGTGCATGGTGACGCCCGTGGAAATCCGCGACCTCGATCTGGGCGACTACAAGAAGCTCCAGAAAGCTTTTTCCGGTTTTTTAGCCTAACGCGGGAGGACGCCATGCGCGGCACTCTCGCACTGGCCAGCCACACCGGATGGAGCCTCGCAGAGATCAGCGCAATGAGCGCCGAGGAGCTTGTGGACTGGTGCGGGAAACTTCCTAAATAATCATGGCGACCGAGAAAAAATTCAAAGCAACCATCGAGATCGGTGGGGCCGTTGCTGGCTCGCTGAAATCGTCGTTTGCCGCCGTCACCGGGAATACAAAAATTCTCGGCGCTTCGATGTCGAAGCTGAAATCCCGCATGAAGGAAGTCGGTGCGGCGATGAAAGAATCCGGCGCGGATACCGTCACACTCGGCAAGGAGCTTGCCGCGCTACAACGCAAAGCCGACGCAACCCGCAAAGTGATGGACTCATGGGGGAGGATTCAACCAATCGGAGACAAATTTCGAGCCGTTGGGCGAAACCTTGCTTATGTGGGAGTGGGAGCCACCGCAGCGGCGGCAGGACTCGGAGCGATTTTTAAAACCCAGTTCCTCGATGTTGCGGCTCAGTTTGAAAAATTCCAAACCATCCTGGAAACAATCGAAGGAAGTAGCGAAAAAGCAAAAGCCAGCTTCCAATGGATTTCAGATTTTGCCGCAAAGACGCCTTACGATTTAGCGTCGGTCACAGAAGCTTTCGTTAAGCTAAAAGCTTATGGAATCGACCCGATTAAAACGGGCCTGCTTAAGACACTCGGAGATACATCGGCGGCCATGGGAAAGGATGTTATGGATGCAGTCGAGGCCATTGCGGACGCCGTAACCGGTGAGAACGAGCGGCTGAAAGAATTTGGTATCAAGGCGACAAAGGAAAAGGGGCGAATCCTCTATCGTTTCACGAACAAGAGCGGAAAAGAAATCGTTGCCGCTGCGGACGCTAACAACCGCAAACAAATTCAAGGCACCTTGCAAGCGATATGGAATGAAAAATACGGAGGAGCCATGGAAAAAATGTCAGGCACTTGGCAAGGCATGATGTCCAACCTTGGCGACCAGTGGACACGCTTCACCGCCCTCGTCATGCAGTCATCAGCTTTTGAGAACCTAAAAGGTCGATTAGGCTCGCTGCTCGCAACGATCGACAAGATGGCAGCGGATGGGAGCCTGCAAAAAATCGCCAACGAAATGGGAACCGCCATTTCCAGAGCAATCGACAGCGTCGCAAATTTTGCCGAGAAAGTGCCGGGCTGGACAAAGTCATTTTTGCAATTCATGGAGCCGTTCGGCGGACTAAAAACCGTGTTAATCGGAATCGCCGCCGTGCCGCTCCTGCCAACCATCGCCGCCATCGCTTCGCTTGGCGCTTCGTGCATCATCTCCATCCCCGGCATCATTTCCCTAACGACAGGCCTCTGGGGCATGGCCGCAGCCGCAGCAGGCGGGAGCGCAGCTCTCCTGCCAATCATCGGCACGGTTGCCGTGGTCGCCGCTGGCGTGGTCGCCCTCGGCTTTGCCGTCAAGCATGTGGCCGACAACTGGGACACCTACGCATGGGCGCTAAACCAGGCATGGACGGCAACAACCGGTTTCATTTCAAACATGGGCAGCGCAATCGGCGAATGGGTCAACAATACCACCATGGCCATCGCAGACATGGGAACGAGCATCTACGACTCGATAGCCGGAGCCTTCGACCGACTCACAGGCAAAATCGGCGCGTGGTTCTCATGGGTGCGCGAAAAATTCGCCAACCTCGGCAGCTCAATCAAAGGCGTCTTCACAGGCGGAGACGGCCCTGCACCGATTGACGGCGCACGCGCATCCGGCGGACCCGTGTCCGCAGGGAAGAACTACCTTGTCGGAGAGCGAGGCCCCGAAATCTTCTCACCCTCATCATCCGGGTCGATCATCCCCAACCACCGCGCAGGCGGCAGCGTAAGCAACGACAACCGCACGATCACCATCAACATCACCGCCAGCCCCGGCATGAACGAGCGCACGCTGGCCGACCTCGTGCTCGCTCGCCTCGATGGACGCCAAGCCGCCCTCGCTGGTGGCGCACTCTACGACTAACCATGGCCAACGACACCATGCTCGCGCTCGGCGCTTTCCGGTTCTCCATTTCGACTGCCGCATATCAGCAACTGGAGCGGCAATCCTCCTACAAATGGGAGGAAGTCGAGCGATTCGGACAAGCCCCGCTGATGCAGTATTGTGGCTACGACTCCGAGACCATCAGCCTCCAAGGAACGATCCTGCCCGAATACAAAGGCGGTCTTGGACAAATGTCGCAAATGCGCGTTCAAGCCTCCCTCGGAATCGCTCTGCCACTGGTAACTGGGACGGGGAACTATTACGGACTCTGGGTGGTCGAATCGATCACCGAGGCGCAAGAGGTTTTCTGGTCAAACGGCCAGCCCCGCAAAATCGACTTTCAAATCAACCTCAAAAAATACGCCGAGGTAACGCTAAAGATCGGGCCTTTCAATGTGTCCGTGTCCGGGCTTCTGGGATCATTACTACGATGAACGTCTACAAAACCAAACAAGGCGACATGCTGGACGAAATTTGCCACAAGCACTATGGCAGCACCTACGGGCAACAGGTCGAAACCGTCCTCGAGGTTAACCGCTCGCTTCGCCTAGCAGAGCAAGGCCCATATCTTCCCGCCGGAATCCACATCGTCCTGCCCATCATCGAAGCACCGAAAGCCAAGGAAACGGTCTCGCTCTTCTCGTAGGCAATGAAGCCAGACTTCAGAATCACAGGCCAAGGCGGCGACCTCACGAAAACCTACGCTCAACGCCTCGCCAGCCTCACGATCACGGACAACTCGACCGAACAGGCTGACACGGTGTCCATCGAACTTTCCAACCACGACGGCAAACTCCCGATCCCATCCGAAGGCGAAATCCTGAGTATCGCCATCGGCTACGAGGGCAACACCGTGGACAAAGGCCAGTTCGTCATCGACCAAATTTCGCTCTCCGGTTTCCCAGAGCGCATGAGCCTATCCGGCAAAGCCGCCCCCTTCGCAGCGGCAGGAGGATTCTCGCCATTCCAAAGCCGCAAAACCCGCAGCTTCGATGACATCACCCTCGGCCAGCTCGTCACGAACATCGCCGCCGAGTGCGGCCTCATCCCCGGCATCGCGCCCCAATACTACACGGTGACGATTCCCCACCTGGACCAAACGAACGAGTCGAACATGAACCTCCTCACGCGCCTCGCCCGTGATTACGAGGCACTCATGAAGCCCACATTTGGGCGTCTCCTCTTCCTGCCGCGATCCACCGGCGCGAGCATTACCGGCGCACTCATCCCCGGCCCGACGATCACCAAAAGCGAGGTCGCCACCTACAGCGCCCAATTCAGCCAGCGCACCAAATACGGCAGCGCGACAACCCGCTGGCACGATCCAACCACAGGCGAAACAAATTCCTTCAAGCTCGACGGAGAAGGGAGCGGAGCCGACTACGAGGCCCCGAACCTCTACCCCGACGAGACCGCCGCCAAAAACGCCGCCAAATCATTTTTAAAAAGCAGCGAGCGAGGCAGCGAATCGATAACGCTCTCCATGTCAGGCAGACCCGACATCATTGCCGAGGGCCTCATCACGCTCTCAGGATTCCCCGATGCGATGAACAAAAGCTGGACGATAAAGACCGTAACTCACTCTCTAAGCCCCAGCGGGTTCACAACCTCCGTGCAGGCCGAAATCAAAGACCTCAATCCATCGACCCCCGCAGGCCGAAACATCGAGGCCGTGACTTGGAATCCTGAGACGAATTCGTTCGAGTAACGGACATCTTCCTCCCGCCGTGACAAAATAAATTTTTTTCTGTCACGCCCGCTGCGCTTGTGTTCATGCGGCTCTGCGGGCCTCCAAAATTATTTTCATCTTTTTGAAAAAAAATTGTTGACGAGAAATCAAGTTTGTGAGAGATTGATTGCGTTATGAAAAACAACACCACGACAAAAATCCAAATGAGCAACAACGAAAGCCTGACACGCGGAATCACCCGCAACAACGACGGCACATTTACAGCCATCACATTCAGCGCCTCCAAAACATTCAAAACCCAAGCCGGTGCAGTCCGCTGGCTTTCCGCCCGCCTCGGATAATCAAACCAACCATGAAAAACCAAACCATCAAACAAACGACGGCAGCAGGAAATATTGTGTGGGCTTTAAGCAAAAGCACGCTGGCTACAAAAACTAAAGTTGGAGCAGCAAAAGCCACGATCAAAGCAAACTTGAAGTTTTCAAAATAATCCGCCACCCGGCGCGGGTTCGATCCCCGCGCCAGCCTTGACCAACCAAACCAAAAACCAAAAAATCAAAAAAATGAAAACCTACAAAATCGCTCACGCAAAAAAATTAGCCAACGGATGGGACTTGGAATTTTCTTCTTACGGAGAATTTTTCACCAAACTAAATGAAGCTCAGGAACAAGCCGATTTTAAAAACAAAAAACTCATGCAAAGTTACGCAGACGGAAATGGAATGAACCTGCAAGAGTTTATCGACTCCGGTCGCGCCAACGAAATCGAGGAATACTACCATGTCATCGAAGTCGCTGAATAAGCCCACCCACGGCGGCCCGCGCAAAGGAGCGGGTCGCCCGCAAGGCAAGAAGTCAGCCAACGCCAAAGGCCGAACCGCAGTGACGCGCAGCGTCTCCATGCAGCCCGAATCCTGGGACAAGCTCGACCGGCTGCGCGGCACGATGAGCCGAGGCAAGTTCATTGAGTCGATGCTTCCAGCCGGGGGAGGCGGGAAACAATACGAGGTCGTTTGCGATATCCAAAAAGGCGAAATCCATTTATTGGAGCTAAAATCGGGTAACAGCGGGTAACAGCCGCGCAAGCCGTTGATTTACAAACACCTAAAACAGACTTAAAATCCCTTATTCCGAAAGGAGTGTGCGGGTTCGAGTCCCGCCGCCGGCACTGGGTGGGAGGGCTTCTTTGCCGCTCTGGGTGCGGGTTGGCGGGGTTTTATTGTTGTTTGCTCGCGTTTGTTGTTTTGGGTTGTCGTTGGGTTTTTTCTTGGTTTTTCGGGTAACACGGGTAACAGTTCGGGTAACATGAAAGCGCGATACTTTGTTACTCCACACACGGCACGACCCGGCACTTGGAAACTGGAGATTCCGGCGTCGGTGTCGGGCAGCAGGATCAAGCGGTTTTTTAAGACGGAGGCGGAGGCATGGGCGGCGGGGCCTGCTCTTTTGGAGGCTTTGCAGAAAACAGGGACGGAGGGGCTGAAGGACAAGGAACAGGCGGGGCTTTCGATGCGATCGGCGATTAGGGATTATGTTGCGACCAAGGCCAAATCCTCTGAGGAGCACAAGTCGAAGGTCGAGCGGGTTTGCGGCAAGCTGCTGGAGGAGTTCGACGGGCCGGTGGCAAATGTGACTCCGCTGAAGGCGGGAAAATGGTTTGACGCCATCGAAGGATCACCGACAACACGGGCGGGCTGGCATCGCTACGCGAGCGGGTTTTTTGCGTGGTGCGCCGATATGGAGCTTATCGACCGGAATCCGCTGCGGAGGATACGAGCGCCAAAGGCCGAGGCGAAAAGGTCGCTCGTCACAGCCGGGGAAATGGCCGTGATTCTGAATGAGGAGATGAGCGACGAGCTGCGGGCGTGGTTCCTCCTCGGAGGCTTTGCGGGTCTGCGATCCATCGAGGTGCGGCGGATGCGGTGGGAGGATATTGACGCGGCACGGGGAGAGATCGAGGTGCGGCGGGAGGTTTCCAAACAATCCACCGGACTGCCAGAGCGTATCGTGGACTTCACCGAGCCGCTGACCAAGCGGGCGGCGTTTTTTCAAGACGATAAAAAAAAGGGGCTGATTTTGCCACCTGCCTCACTGCGGATTTATGCAGAGCGTCAGGCGCTCATTGTGAGGCTGCACGAGGCGGGAAAATTGCCGTGGTCGCAGTTTCCAGAAAACGCCCTGCGGCATTCGTTCGCCACCTATCACTTGGGGCGTGGGCAGGACGCTGGAAAGACCGCGCACCAGCTTGGACACTCGACAACAGCAATGGTGAAACGGGTTTACGCGGTGCCATCAAGGCGGGCGGATTGGCGGGCTTGGTGGGCTGTTTAGGGTTCTTCAGTTAGGTCGTGAATTTCAGCTATCCAGTCCGGCGGGAACGTCCCGTCGAACGAGTTGAGGACCCACCAACGGAATGATCTTCTGGTATCACGATCTTGGCACTGACAGGCGGGGAGACGTCGGACGGTTTGCTTGAAGATTTTTGCGGAGAAATTTCAGACTTCTTTTTTTTCAACTCGTTAAGAGTCTCCTGAATCAATGCAGAGACGGTAAATCTTGATCCTCTGTTTTGGCTTTCTTTTTCGGCTTCTTCGATAAGCCATTTGTGGACATTTGCAGGCAAAGAAACGCTGACTTTTTTGCACAAGGAGTCTGATTTCATACTTCAATAGTAGCAGAAATTACTACTGAATCAAAAATAAATTCTTGCCCGCAAACCTAGTGTTCATGCGGATGTCAACAAAAAAGTAACATTTCCTTATGGGGTGATCTACTAATAAAATATTGCTACCGCTTGCGACTTGGTAGTAAGAAATGCGCCATGCAAAACGCATTCGTAAAAACAAGCGTCAGTATGCCAAGCGACATGCTGGATTGGCTGAAGCAGACAGCAGCAGCGGAGGGCCGGATGCCGGTCTCCCGGATCATCGCTCAAGCCGTGAAAGAAAAAATGGATCGGCAAAAAGAGAGCAAACGGAGGGCGTCGAAATGAAGGGCACGATGACCATCAAGGAGGCGTGCGAGCTGACCGGGGCCTGCCCTTGGACGATCAAGATGCACATCTACAAAGGAAGCTTCTCGGCAACCAAGCCGCTGGGGAATCGCGGAGGGTGGAGGATTTTTACCGAGTCCCTCAATCAATGGTGGTCCGCCCGCATCGGCGAGACATCGAACCGGAGGCCCGCGAAATGAAATCCCCCCGCCTCTTTCTTTGCGAGGGCTACTGCCCCGTCTTTGGCCCGATCCGCTCGATGATCCAAGCCGCCGGATTCGGCGAAGCGAAGACCAAATTTTTTCTGAAGCACCGGCTCCAAGCCACCCATGTCACACCCACAAAACTATGATTGATATAAACGACCCGCAATCCGTCTGCCGAAGCATCGGCTATTTTTTAACCTACCTCGGCACCGTCGCACCGCTCGTCGGGCTGGCTTGGGCAACCTGGAGGCTGGCACGATGAGTTTAACCACAGAGCGCACAGAGGTCACGGAGGGCGAAATGGTCATGGCAAAAATGGAACTGCCAGTTTCAGTCAGTGAATTTGCAGACATTGCAGAGGTCTTGAGCAAACGCGCCAAAGCGGATGGAAGAACGGCTTTTACGCGCCAAGTCGGAGATTGGCTTGAGATTTATTCAATCCCTGACGCAAAGGAGGCAACACGATGAGCGCCTTTTATGTCATCGACACGGAGGCCGAGAAGGTCGGGATGATAAACATTTTCGGCCCCTACGAAACCCGCGCAGGGGCAGAGGCATTCATCCGCAAGGATTTTGCGGACTGGTGGGAAAACTCAGACACGCCGTTGAAGGATCGGGATGCCGCATCGTCTGCGACTTATCAAATTTTGCAACTGGTTGCGGAGGTGCGTCCGGTCGGGAGCGCCTCGCTGAAGGTCAAACTTGTGGAGGAGGCGAAATGATGACAATCAATCGTCCTTCGGCCATGTCGTTAGCGACAGAGACAGGCCATTGCGAACGGCTCTGTCTGCATGAAGTGCAAGTAGTGGCTTCTCGGAAGGAAGCGGAAGCTTTATCGGACCGCTTTCGCCCCAGATTACAGGGAAAAGACAAATTACCATTTGTCGGTTCGAATCAGAAAGGTGCTTCCTTTGAGAATGTGATGGTGTTTGTGGAGGTAATCCCACGCAATTGCATGAATGAGGTGAGGGAAGCCATCTACCATGCTTCCGAGCGAGTCTACGCGGTAAATGATGCCGTCGGTTACGAGAGCCTGAACGACGCCATCATCGATGCGGAGAGTATTGGATCGCGTATTCTCGACTATGTAGAAGCGGAGAATTTGTTTTTCGCTTTCGGTGAGTCTGTGGAGGCGTTGCGTGATGCGTTGAGAAATTTCCCTCTTCCGCAAAGCGTGTTGAATGCAGGACATGACAGATGCGCCTATGCCGGCGAGGAGCAGCGCAAGGGAGGAAATGAAAAGAATCCCGAGAACAGGGCGATAGTCTTGTGCAAATTGCGCAAGGCCGAGGGTATCGCGGAATTTTTCATCGCCAAAAAGAAGGAGTCCGGCGACAAGGCCGATCGCTACGAGGTATCGTGGGGCGAGCTTCAAAAATTGAAAAATGAAATCAAGCATCGCTGTGATGCTGAATTGATTGAAGATTTTTGCAAGCCGGAAGGGAGAGCGAAATGATCTCGACCATCGAATGGATCGCGTCCACCGACGAGCTGCCGGATGCCGACGAGACGGTCATCCTCGCCCTCGAGGACGGGGATGTAACGACCGGGTTTCTGGACGGGGAGACATGGCGGGACATTTCCGCCGAGCGCCTGCCGGATGCGCCTGTTTACTGGGCGAGGTTTCCAGAGCCTCCACAACCCCGGACAAAGAAGAGGAAGAGAAAATGAAGGCAACAAAAGCCGGGTTCGATGGAAGTTTTGATATGCACCTTCCTAAGAGATTTGAAATTAGACTTAAAAGGGCTGGTGTTAAGTTTTTTTCACAAATTGATAAAGCCGAAAGCAATCAACTTCTTTGGAACACAGCGATAAAAACTTTGTTCTTCCTAAACAAAGACAGGGAGCTGTTTGAATTAAATTTTAAAAGAGTGAAGGAGGCAAAATGAAATACACCAGACTTGCAACATGGATCGTCTTGAATTCGGCCATCTTGTGGCTTGCGTGGGAGGCGGTCGGAGGAAACAAAGGCGCTGGGAACTTACTCGTTTTTATCGCGTGGTTTTTTGCGGTGCTGACGGTGACGGGGGCAATTTTCATCAAAGAGATGAAACCGAAAAAAACGGATTTCCAAAGGTCTGTGCCGTCACATGTTGGTGCTCTTTTTGAATTCTTTTTAGCGTGTTTCTTGGCCTGGCACGGATGGTTTTTTACCGCCGTGGCGGTGATTCTGACATGGGCGGCTCAAGAAAATATCTGCCGATTCATGGAAGAAAACAGCAAGGAGGCAAAATGAGCGCGACCCTCGCCATTTCAATTGCCTTCCTGACCATCGGCTCGTGCATCGCCTCCTATTACCTCGGCCGCGATAGCTACCGCAACGAAATCCGTGACTTCCAAGAGCGGAGACGCCGATGGGAAGAGTTCGACGACGAGGACTGAACAATTTTCCACCCCAGAAAATTTCCCCGAGCGGCGCGGTGCGGCGGCGCGGCGAGGGCAAACACAACAACAGCCGCGATTTATTAGGCGAATAAAATGAAACTGACAAAAAAAGGCGGCGGGGCCTTCAACCCGCATGACGAGGGGACATTTCGCGCGGTGTGCGTAGATGTGACCCCATTGGTGAAGCAGACGAGCAAGTTTGGCGAGAGCGAGGTTTTCCGCCTTGTTTTCGAGACGGATGCCCCGGCGCGTGAGGATGGGAGTCGTCAATGCGTGTGGAGCCGGGGATTTACTCCGAGCCTCAACGAGAAGGCGAATTTCCGCAAGTTCCTGCGCCAGTGGTTCGGGCGTGACCTGACAGCTGCGGAGGAAGCGGAGTTCGATACCGAGGCGCTTCTTCTTGGCAAGGCGGGACAGGTAACAATAAGCCACGAACACGCTGAGAACGGGAATACCTACGCAAGCATTGTTGCCTGCCTTCCTTACAAGGGCAACGATCCGCTGAAGCCCTCGGGCAAATTCACCCGCAAGAAGGACCGTGAAGCCAAGGGCGAGGAGGCCAGCTATCGCGGGGCGGCCAAGCCAACTGAGCCGGTGCGGGAGGCCGAAGCGGTTGATACCACCCAAGCGGGTGATGACTGGGCGACCGTGAAGGTTCATGTCGGAAAATTTGCGGGCGTGGAAGTGCGCGACCTCGATCCCGAGGCGATCGAGAAGCTGAACAAAA